TGGCGTGGTCTGTTCGGCCACTTCTACGTTTGCGGTGTCAAACATAGTTCATTCCTTTCTCCCTGTGGTGTCAGGGAATTGTTGTTATAAAAAAACAGACACCCGAAGATGTCCATTCTTTCGTTTTGATAAGGCTTTTTCAGATGTCTAGCGCTGTCCTAAAATGAGTCTTTCTTCCATTTATTTCACCTCACGCACTCGGTCTAATCGGTGTGATTGTTCCATCGGACAGATAGTAAACCGCTATATCGTCACCGACAATTTGAATATAGTTAGTATCAGTGTCTTTATACGCCGTACTCCAAAATGTTTCAGCTGAAACGAACAAGGCGGGGATAGAACCCAGACCAAAACCCCACTCCGAAATAAGACCCAAGAAATCATCATAAGAAGTGTCGCAAGTTGGGCCGCTTTTCGTTTCGCCGAAAATCACGCGTGGCGGATTGAATCCACCACCTCCGCCTTCAATCTTACTGATTGCCTCTGTTATATTGCTTGCGTCTGCACCAGCCGCCTCGTTTAAAGCGCCTTGAAGGTTGTTAGCATCAGTGCCCAACATTTTGTTTACTGCTTCTACTAAATTCATTTTTTCCCTCACATTCCTGCTCTTGCGAGCATATATGCTATCACTGCACCTACGACAGTGAATATTACTTTTTCTATCAGGTTGTCCCACCTTTTGCTGCCCTTGAGTTTCATCTCCTCAACATTAGCTGAAATGGAATCCACCTTTTTCTCCGTTACATCGATTTTTTCCGCCATCACCGCAGTGGTGCGGGCTAGGTCGTTCAGGGCCGTATAGTTGCTCTCAAGCGTTTTGATACGGCCTTCGTGCCGCTCTATCTTTCCTTCGTGCTCAGTCAGCTTGACTGCAATCTCTTGTTCTGTCATTTCAGCAGTCCTCCGAGCTCATCATAAATGTTCCGGACATACCCTTTGAAGTTGTTGTACTCCTCTAGGACTGCCTCATACTTCTCTTTGTACTCATCAGGTTCTTCCGGCTTTTCGTCGATGACCACGCAGGGGACTATCAGAAGGTCCGCTTTATCCTCGATAACAGACCGTTGATAACTCGTAACATAGTCTGTTGTGATGTATCCGCCCTCTTCTGAGAACGTTACGCCCAATGAGATGAGCAAGTTTCTGAAGGTCCTCATGTCGCCGGAAGAAGCATACCCGATTTTGAGCTTTACCATCTTTCCGCCCTCGCTTAATCGTTTATTCACTTGTTCTGCTATCCACGGGAATTTGCTCTGAAGATACGGGCCCGGGCAGGCAGTGGCGCAGAACATGTTATGCCGTGTCAGGTTTCCGTCTGTGTCGCCGGTATAAACCAGCCTCTCGATTCCGTTTCTCTCGCAGATATCAACACACAAATCTATGAGAGTAGCTAAGGCCTTGTCAGAGACATGCCAGTCGGGAGCGCCACCATCATTGGCTACCTCAATCGTAATAGCCTGATTGTCGTTCCACGGAGAAGCGGAGCACCAGCTCCGGTCCTTCTCCTCAACATACATCCCTACTCGGCCTTCATTATCTATCCCATAATTAGAAGAAGCCTGCCTCGTCTGAAACAGACGACCGCAAGCTTCTACTGATAGATTACCCGCCATGTGATGAATCGTGATTTTTAAAATCTTGTTATTGCGTGGCGAGTTTTTGTGCGGCGAGATAAGAACGAAATCCACCATAGGTGAATTACTCATTGCTCTTCTCCCCGTCTTCAAATATCCCCTGCTCTAATCCTTTGTAGTACTTCACGGAAGAAATACCAAGCAAAGTTCCAAGCAGTGTGCACACCGCAGCAGATACCTTCGCAACAGTATCTCCTAGTCCCCATCCGAAGATGGCATCCAAAGTCACGTAAAACGTGGTAAATGCTGGAATCCAAATCATAGTGCACCGCTTCAGGGTGTCATATACTTTATTGCTCATTTTGTCCTCTCCTTAATATTGTTTAATGTGTCTGCCATTATGCGGCGCTTTCCTCCACCATATAAGATGCGTATGCGGACCAGTTGGTTGCGGATTGATAATTAGACAAAGTGCCCGCCGGGACATAGATTTTACAATCAGACGGGATGTTGGCGAACACTGTTGTGCCAAGTGTCGGTACATTTGTTGGAAGTATGTGGTATTCTGCCATTCCGTAACAGCTTTGGAACGCATGGCCCCCTATACTTGTTACACCACTTGGTATTGTAATACTTGCAAGAGATTGACAGTTATAGAACGCATAGCCCCCTATACTTGTTACACCACTTGGTATTGTAATACTTGCAAGAGATTGACATTCATTAAATGCGCTGGCTAATATACTTGTTACACTATTTGGTATTGTAACGCTTGCAAGAGAGTAACAGCAGTTGAACGCATAGCCCCCTATACTTGTTACACCACTTGATATTGTAATGCTTGCAAGAGAGTAACAGTTATAAAATGTACTGCTTTCTATACTTGTTACACCACTTGGTATTGTAATACTTAAAAGAGAAGAGCAGTTGTGAAATGTGTCGCTTCCTATACTTGTAACACCACTTGGTATTGTAATACTTGCAAGAGATTGACAGTCGAAAAATACACTGTTTGCCAAACTTGTAACACCACTTGGTATTGCAATACTTGAAAGAGAGAAACAGTCATAGAATGTACTGCCTGCTATACTTGTTACACCACTTGGTATCGTGATGCTTGTAAGGGAGGAACAGCCGTTGAACGCGCTGCTTCCGATACTTGTTACGCCACTTGGTATCGTGATGCTTGTAAGGGAGGAACAGCCGCTGAACGCAATGTTTCCTATACTTGTTACACCATTGCCAAGTCTCACATTCTCTACGCAGTTAGCATATACTCGATTCTCGTTAGATTTCGTATTTTTACGAAGGATATAATATGAAGATGACCCATAAAATTGGAAACTGCCCGATACAACATGGATAACTATTGTGTAATTACCCGAGCTTGCATAAGTATGTGGTACTGCTTGGCGTGTTGATAAAGACGAACCTGTTACTGTGTTGGGACTAGTATTGTCGCCCCAATCAACGGTTACACTGCCGTTTACACATATTGTGAGGATAGGAGACAATCTTGCAGAATCAGAGAATCTTACATCTATCTCCGTATCCCCACTTCCGGTGATATACATCTGTCCGACCCAAATATCACCATCAGGCAAAGCAGTAAGCTGAGCATCTATCTGAGCTTTTGTCCAGTTCCATCCCTGAGCTACTAAGCCGGTGTGTGAAGGATTATCAGGGAGCGCAGACACGTTAGCCCATTCAGCTGAAGTGTATGACTGTACAATAGTACCGTCATAATCAATGAAGTTGATTTGCTTCTTGGAAGCGCCGCCTCCGCCACCACCCTGAATGTCATTGATAGCTTGGATATACTCGTCCGGAAACTCCAACGGTGCAGTTGTTCCGCCCTTCGTCCGTATAGCATTTGCTACAGCAGTAAGGTCAGTATCATTCGTAAAGTAATCTGCCATTAAAAGCTCACCCCGTTTGCGCTCGGAATAGTGACCCACTTGGTGTCATAATCCGTTGCGCTATTTTTAACAAGAAATTGTCCAGCGCTTCCGCCAGCGGGAAAACCTAAACCAGCCGGTCCCTGAGGACCGGTAGCGCCTGTGTCTCCCTTAGGTCCTTGTGGACCAGTAGCGCCTGTGTCTCCCTTAGGTCCTTGTGGACCAGTAGCTCCTGTGTCTCCCTTAGGTCCTTGTGGACCAGTAGCTCCTGTATCTCCCTTAGGGCCTTGCGCTCCTGTTGCACCGGTTTCACCTTGCGGGCCTTGCGGACCGGTAGCACCAGTGTCGCCTTTAGGCCCCTGCGGGCCTGTGGCCCCCGTTGCACCGGTTTCTCCTTGCGAACCTTGCGGGCCGGTAGCGCCTGTGTCGCCCTTTGGGCCCTGCGGTCCTTGAGGACCAACCGGGCCAGTAGCACCGGCGGGGCCGGTATCTCCGTCGTATATATCCTCAGATGTAGTGCCGTTCTTATCCGTGACCGTTATCCTAGCTCCGTCCGTGATATCGGATACAGAGGCTGTAGGACTGAGAGCGTAGAGTATCTGAGCAGTGTAGTCTACCGATATCTCATCGTCCTTGAAACCAATGATTTCAGGATTGCTGTAGTCTGCATAATAAACCGGAACAGTGACGGAGTTTACTACGTAACTCTCGCCGCTGTTCTCTACCACTCCTACCTGAATCTGAACATAGTTTGCATGACTAAAGTTTTTGCAGTCGTCTTCAGTAAGCTGAAATACGCCGATGGTACCGGTGAAAGTTATCTTCTCACGGTGAACCCTAAACTGTACTATCCCTCCCTGAATGAAGGATACATATAAATCCTTTACTTCATCAGGACTTCGATGAAAATCGAAGCCAAACGAAGGTGTTGTAGTGATTGCCATGTTCCCTCCTATTCCACGCTTACATTAAGTGCTCCGCTTGACGCGCGAACAGTGACACTCTGCCCATCCACTGAGGGCTGAATAGTAACCCACGTCACGGAACGAATATAGTAACTGCCTTCCATTCCGGTAACATCATAGTCCACGGTTGCATGTTTCTCGGTGGACCACTGAGCTGCGTGCCCTCCGTCTATGACAATTGAAGCAAGCGTTGCAATTACGGTGTCCGTACCGGTCTGCATGAGATAAATGTAAGTCTCGCAAGCAGGAAGGTGTGAAACATCCCATGTTCCGCTGACGGTTTGCGTAACAGTACCGGTTATTGCTTTATTTCCGCTGAGATTAAAGCTTGCTCCGTTTGCTGTCGATGACCTACGAGGCCATGTCTCCGTGGTGCTCGACACAGTTGCTTGCACATTTGGTATCGTAAACTCCTCACCACTACTAAAAACCTTGGAGCTACCAACGTACCCCTTCTTTACTTGTGTGTTCCCTAGATATATTTTCTTGAATTTTGTGCTTCCAAGATTTGCCTGCGCCATTATCCTGTCACCAAATATAAAGTGTTCCCATCAGGGGAAGAAGGTAATGCGGATACAACGACCACGTTTAGTATTGCTCCGCCGTTCGTCAGGTTTGTAATCTTCGTGTTAATCGTGCCGATGTTCGTCTCGTTCTGTACGGCCTTCTGAGATGTCGTGGCAAGGGCGCTGGCCGCGGCGTAATAGTCACTGGCGTGGCCACCAAGCTGTGTAGCATTTGTAGCAGTCGTTGCGCTCCCTGCAGCATCTGCGTAGTCAGCATTATCTACCTTGCCATTGTCGTTTGTATCGTAAACGGCCTTTGTCATGTCGCCGCCGCCGAGAGAACCGATTGCCTGAATCGAAGGAATATCTGTACCTAATGCTCCCGTTAATGAGTCTACGATATTTCTCGTAGTCCCCAAAAAAGACGACATGGTATCAAAGTTAGCTCCCGCCTCCTGCATTGCTGCATTGAAGGCCGGAGCTAATACTTTCCTCACCAGCTCATCCATAACAGACTTCATCTCATCTGCGGAAAGACCCGGTATGTCAGGCTGAGCTTCATTGCCCATGCCTACCATTGTGAAGTTACTGCTCTGTGCATCGTCAGGAACTCCAGCAATCAAGTAGTCAGTCATTGCCATTGTTATTTACCTCCACTTCTTTCGTGTATACCGGTTTCCCATTGTTACCGGTACACCCCGGTTTCAAGCAATATAAGTTGATGATTCTGTAGGTCTTGCCGTCTCGCTCAACAGTCCTTGAGTCCATTGCTCTTAGCAATCCATCACAGTACGGACATCTCATTCTGCATTGCTCCTTCCAATTCTGCTACTCTCGCCTCAGCTTGATTTACCTGAGGATTCTGCGGCGCTTGCCCCATGTCCTGTGTTTCAGTTACCTGAGGAGCTTGCTGCTGCATCTCTTTCTGTTCTTCCAAAGCGTCGATTATCTTCTGCTTGTTCGGGAGATATTTGTCCGGGATGCTGTCAAGGTAAATGATTGCGTCAGCAATAAGGCCTCTGTCGAACAAACTGTCCATAGTCTGAAGCTGTGTAAGCTCTGACCAGTAGGACGCTTCGCCTACATCGACGTTCAGCCTCAAATCATCAAAGTCTAATGCGTTGAAATCTATCTGATAGTCGCTATCTTCTTTGACTTTTGTACCGTCTTCCAGTACCGTCTCCGTCGTTACTTTAACGGAGCGGACTCCATAGTACTGACAGATATTGTCAGCTATGATTCTTACAACGTCTTCAACAAACTGATAGAAGGCAAGTCTCTGCATCTCCAACGGTGCCGCTGTGCTCTTCTGCACCGCAATGATTGCTGAAGTGTTGTTCGGGTTGACGTTGCCAAGTACTACGTCGTTAACTCCCATGAAGTCACGAGTCATGGATATCGTCTTCTCTACGACGTCTTTGACGTCGCTGTCCATCTTCGGCGTCTCAAAGGAAGAGGCTACCGGTTGGTCTAATGCTCCCGGTGCTACGGCATAAGCCGCTCCCGGCATGTTCGACCACTCCGGTATTTTGCTACGGTCATAGAATACTTTTGGGAAAGCCTGCTGTCTCAGATGCCATAGAGCTCCTGCCCATAGTCTGTTGACTGCTATCTGATTCGGAATCATTCCGGTAACAAGTGCTTTGCCGTGATAGGATTCCTTTACCTTCTGCCAGTTCATCCAAGCTATAGGATATAGCTTCTGCCTTGTATCAGTGGGCTCCCTCAAGGTCACTCCCATGGTACATTCTGTGAACCATATCGTTCCGGTCTCATCGTCTTTCCAAAATTTCTGTAAGACCGTTACCGTTCTCCTGCCGTATCCTACCGGCTGGTCGCTCTCTCTGTACTCTCTTTGATTGTCTGCCTGTATCTCATCCCACTGTTCTATCCCGTTCAGGAAAGCAAATAAACGTACCTCTCTGAGGTCTTTTTGCTTCTCTAGGATGATGTAGGGCTGAGACTGTACATCTGTGACAGAAGGGTTTCCAAAGAGTACTGAAGTGTTCTCTAACACTTCATACTCTATCCGTTCCTTCTCTGCATCATAGTAAACATATCCCGCAGTGTCTCCGTCTATAGCACAGTCTCTGATGTTCTCTCTGAATCTTGATTTGATGTTCCTCTCCTCAACGACTCTCTCTATCTCGTCCTGCATAAACTTGGAGATTGCCTGCGACTCTTCGCTGTCTTCATCCTCCATCCGTGAAACGGATGTCCCGATGTCGTTCGATACGATAAGAGCTACCTCGTACATTACTGTACGGTCTAGGAAGTTCAACACCGGTTTGTCAATGTCCGGTGCTTTGACTCCTGCCCACTGGTCTCCCGAGACGAATCTCTCATTCAACTTGACCGTATCGTATAACGATACCGGTCCGATATAGTTATAGCTCTTCGCCACTTCGTACTCTGACCATATCTCTACCGGTGTAGTCTTTATCTGAAACTCTCTTGGTAAATCCTGTCTCATCTGTCAATGTCCTTCTGTCCGCTGTCAGTGCCATCATAGGCCGCCATGTTCTGCCATTGCGTAGCAATGCTGGCCGCATATTTGTCTTCCCGACTCTGCTCTGAAGGAGCAGGGTCTTTTTCTTTCGGCAATAACTTCGGTCGTCCTAACAGTGAAACTGTTACCACCATTGCCGCTATCACAAAGGCCGCTCCAAAGAAAGCTCCTATAACAAAGTAGGTCATCGTTCCTCCTAGAAATTAAACAAGTTGATTATCTGTCTATCTATCGTCAATACTTCCGGGTCAGGTTCTTTCTTGATAACAGTAGGTAACTGCCTCGACGCCGCAAAGTATCTCAGAGCATCCGGAGCATGAGTCAACTCATGGGGCTCGTTGCTTATATCGTTCGGATTCTTCGGGTCGTAAATGACTGAAGGCATTACTCGTATCAAGTTCCTACAAGTATTGAATACCCTTAGCCTTGCCGTTGGCTGTCCGTCCTCTCCGGTAAATACCTTCAGCCATTCCCGCAAATCCAACCATCCCTGCTCTCTTCCGTTGTTGACCTTACGGAGATATATGCCATTCTCTCCGAACCAATCAGCGACGCTTTTGCCGGTCTCCTGCCGTCTGTTCCATAAGTCCGGCGGAGCACACCAGTCCTCTGTCCTGTCGCCGTTGTTCAGAGACTTAATCCTGTCGGCCGCTTCACTGATGATGAGGCCGCTCTCATAGACCTCTCGATATACATAGGCATAGCCTATGGTATCGAGAGCTATCCAGTAGCCGGCCAACATGTCAAGGCCGTAGTCCATAACAAACACCCTTCTCCATTCCGGAGGAATGGGAAAGGGTGAGAGTGTATGTATCCTGCTGTCCCACTCAGTGAAGAACCGGCCTTCAAAGACGTCCCACTCTCCTAGAAGGAGAGCCCGCCGTTCGTTCTCCGGTAGCGCTTCCAGTCGCCTTAAATACTGAGGGTCTTTGTCCATCAAGAAAGAGTTCTCTTGAACCCTAGCAGGAATGAATATCCTAGTAGTCCCTTGCTCTGTCTTAATCTCAGTCAATGGTGGAGCAGGGTCAACGAACCGAGCCTTGACCCAAGCATGTCCAACCCCTCCGGGGTTGGTGCTCGACTTCATCTGCTTCGGGAAGTCGTTTGCTCCCCTTAACCTACTCAGTAAGTATGTGTAAACATACTCACTGAAGTGGGTTAACTCGTCGAAACGGATACAGTCATACTCTGCTGACTGGTATCTGATGACGTCAGTCTCCCTCTCACAGTAACCAAAGTCAATGAGACTGCCATTCCGGAAAGTCCATACATGATTCGTAGCACTGTAGGTACAGACCTCTTGAGGGAATACGTCCTGACTGACTCGTATCAAAGACATGTTCAACTCCGGAAATGTTCTTCTCAGTATCAACTGCTTGCTTCCGGCATACTTACAAGCATAGAGAAAAGCATCTATCAACTGGGCATAGGACTTCCCGCCGCCGGCCGCTCCTCCAAAGAGCACCTCGTCTTGCGTGGCGTCCATGAAAAGGGCTTGCTTAGCCGTTCTTTGTATCTTCATGGAGTGTCTCTATCTCTATCTTGAACGGCTCTTCTTGGCTTATTTGTACCGGTTTGGTGGGCATCTCGCCGATGGTATCCCTCAACGTCTCAAAAGAACGGTCGTACTTCTTTGCTCTCTTAGCAAGATTGTCAATCATTGCGTCAAAATCATCCTCGGAAACCCTCTCAAGTATCCTTTGCTGAAGAGTTTTCCGCTCTTTGATGTTCTGAGAACGCTTCTGTGCTGACTTCCTCTGCATCTCTCGGGCTTCCTCGGGGCTCCATGCCGGCCTCAAATTCTCCGGTCTCCCTGTCTGTGGCATCTCGTTTTTTCTCCTCTC